CATGTTCATATTCCTGTTTTGCTTTCAACATCAACTTCTTAAACTTACTTCTATCAGTATACATTTCTTCCATCACCTTAGGTAAGAAACCTTGATGGTCGGTACGAAAGAATTGACCGTTGGGAGTTATTGTTGCACCTTTGAGTTTAGATGTGTCTACCGATTTGCTCAATAGTTTATCAACAGAAACACCATTAGAAAGAATCTCACGCATTTCATCTGTATAGTTTTCTGGTTCAATCAATGTTTCAGGACTTATATTGAATTGCATCATAAGGTGGGGGTAAAGTGAATTTAGGTCAAAACTGGCGACATAATGGTGCATACCCACTTGAACCTCTTTAACATATGCACCTTCAAACATACCATCTTTTTCTTTGATGATACGAGGCGGAACAATGATACCTTTTTCAAATAAATAAGAATTGGTCAAAGAATCCCACATACGAGTTTGAGCAAAAATATCTTCAAAGTTTGTTTTGGTATCATATGCCAAGGTTACTCCTAATTCAAGTAACTTTAACTTATCTTCCAGTTTAATAATCAACTCAACGTCTTTGATGTTATACTCAATAAACTTCTGATAGTTCAAACGATACAATGAGTGTAGATTATCATATTCATCATACGAAATCTTGCCTTCACCGAGTTCAACTTGAGCAATGGCATCCAAACGATAGGACTCTTGTGACTTACCGCCAGGAGCATACCATTTGTATAGTTCGATATAATCAAGTGATTCGACACCCATAATATTATAGGCAATCATAGGTCGACCATTGATAACAGTCTTACGTTCACCAATATAATTCCATGGTGATAACTTCTTGGTCAAATCTTCACCAAGAATTTTACGGAAACGATTGATAATATAAGGTTCATCAAAGAACTTGGTGTTCCAACCAGTTAGAATGTCTGGTGTCTTTTCTGTCCACAAAGACAAAAACTGTTTACATAAAGAATATTCATCTTTACATTTTACATATATTTCAGAACCTTGCTTTTCATAATCACCACAACCAAACACATAGATTGGTCCATTTAGATATTTGATAGCAATGGCAGTAATTGGTTCATTTGCTTGATATGGATCAGGGAATCCATTCTCGGAACCAACCTCGATATCGACTACACCGATTAGGACTTTATCAAAATCATAATCAACCATACCTTTGTGTTGGTCGGCAATAAAAGCATATTCAAAACGAGTTTGACCATAGATTTTAGGTCCACCAGATACATCTTCAAACTGTTTGATGTATTCTTTGGCGGACCTCATATCTGTAAAGATTTTCTGGTCTAGATAATTACCTTCGAGTGAGGTAAAGTTGGTGACTCTCTTTGATGGTATAAAAAGTAAAGGAGAGTATTCCACTCTCTGTTTCACTCTCTTACCATTTAGAATACCTCGGTAAAGTATGTTATTACCAAAAGACTGAACATTTGTATAAAAATTACTCAATTTAACCTGTAATGATTTTTGGGGTTGGAGGAACAATCAAACCAGCACCAAAGAGTTGCTCATAGTGTTTGGTGAACTCTTCCGCTGGTGTATAGGAGTATACTACATTCCGCTTAGAAATTACAAGCGTGGCACCAGAAACTTGTTCGGCATGAATAGGAAATGGTGAAAAACCAACGTTTGGTTGACCATCTTTACCACGAATTACTGTGATACCTACTGTATTTAGGAGTACAAATTCAGTTTCCGATTCAGATTCGATTTCGGCAACTACATCTTCTCCAGTAATTAATTTAAGACCTTTGATATTCATATTCTCTCCTTGGATAAATAACTTAGTATTGATACTTATACTAATGATTAATTGATTATATAACAATAACCAATTAAAGTCAATAGTAAAATGGATTTTTTTAAGATAGTTGCCGAATTAGGATTCCCTATGGCTGCCGCTTTTGCAGCTGGGTATTTTGTATTCCTAACTCTTAAATTCATTCTGGCTGGTGTTACTGGCCAAGTCAAAAGTCTGAGCGGTATTATTACCGCCTTGGACAATCGTGTTAAAACAATGAACCATGATGTTATCAGAATTGATACCCTAATGTCGAGCGCTATGGGTGTTAAACCTGATGTTGACCGTATTGCTCGTGCTGATGGTAAAAACGATGCTCGGAGAGATTAATGGATTTAGTTGAATTAGTAAACAAATATGGTTTTCCAATTGTTGCAGCTGGCGGCATGGGTTATTTTATATATTATGTTTGGACTTGGGTAACCAAAGAAATTAAGCCAGTTTTGAGTGAAGCAAGTACAGTATTAATTGCTTTGATTGACCGTGTTAGAATGTTAGATAATGATTTGATTAGATTGAATCAGAAAATTAACATTGTATTAATGATGCGAGAAATTAAAGAAGATGAAAAGACTAAAAAGACTAATACTGATACTGCTAACACTTACCGTTAATTCAGCATATTCTGCACCACTTAACGATTTTACATTCAAATCTCCATCATTCAATGGTAATGGTTATGGCACTTATGTTCTAACCATTCAAAATGAGGAGTATACACGAGCTCAAGCAATTCAGCAAGCCCTATTGGCGGCACAACAACAGGCAAAGACTGATGCAGCCAACACACCACTTAATCAATTTCTGGTTAATTTAGAATCTCGTATTTACGCACAAATTTCACAAAATCTTGCTACAGCAATGTTTGGTTCAGGTTCTTCCACACAAGGTACAATGAACTTCCAAGGCAACACAATCAGTTATGTTAATCAAGGAAGTAACATTCAATTAACTGTTACCGATAATCTTGGTAACCAAACAGTCATTAATGTACCAATTGGGCAATTTAATATTACAGGACAACCATGAAAAAAGTATTGTTAATTGTTTTGGTTGCAATGTTGTCTGGTTGTGCTATGTTACAAAAAAGTGGACAATTAACGGGAATTGAACATGAACCAAAAGTAGCGGAAAACAAACTTCAAAAAGAGTTTGATAGAGTTCCACCACCTAAAGGTGCTCATATTACTGTTGCCGTGTATTCATTTCAAGATAAAACCGGCCAACGTAAAGCAGTATCAACATATGCTAGTTTTAGTACCGCAGTTACGCAAGGCGCTGAACCATTTTTAATTAAAGCATTACAAGATGTTGGTAGTGGTACATGGTTTGATGTTGTTGAACGTGTTAATGTGGAAAATTTAATTAAAGAAAGAACCATCATTAAGCAAATGCGTGATGCTTATGAAGGTCCTAAAGCACAACAATTAGCACCATTACAGTTCGCTGGTATCATCATGGAAGGTGGTATCATTGGTTATGATTCTAGTACTGAATCTGGTGGACTTGCATATCGTTGGTTAGGCATTGGACCACAGACACAATATAGTAAAGATATAGTTACAATCAGTTTACGAGCAGTTAGTGTGAGCTCAGGTAAGGTATTGGCAACGGTAACTGTTACAAAAACAGTTTACTCAACTGCCGATAGTTTTGCTATGTTAAAGTTCTTTAATGACGGAACTCAGGCCTTTGAGGCTGAATCAGGTTTAACAATCAATGAACCTGGAACATTAGCGGTGAAAGCAACCGTGGAAGCCGCAGTAGTTGAATTAATTAAAGAGGGACAAAGACGAGGTATTTGGGAATTTAGATATCCAATGCCTGAGGACAAACCTTGGTGGAAATTTGGAAATGTTCAAACAACACAAAAGGAAGAAAAAAATGAAAAGTAAATTAACAAGCTTTGTTATGGGTTTGTTGGTTGCGTTCAACGTAGCAGCTGCAGACAATAGTATCTATATTGACCAATCCGGAAATAGTTCTACGGTTAGCATTACACAAGATGGTGCAGGTAATATAGTTCAAGGTATTCAAGGCACCGGAACAAGTAGCACAACACCAGCAACAATCTATGGTGATAGTAATCAAGTTACTATCAACCAAGTGGGCACAGGAGATACTGTTAGTTTTGGTATCAAAACATCTGTGGCTAATGGTGTGAGTGGTGGAAACAATTTTAGTTATTCGATTAATGGTAACAACTCTAACGCTGTTATCGATTCAAATAACGATGGTCAAGGAGTATCAGCAAGTAATACTGTTACAGTCAATCAAACCGGCAACAATTCCAATGCTAATATTAATGTGTTGGGTTCACAAAATACTGTTACCGCTACAACAACAGGTGGTGCTAGCAATAGTGTGGTTTCAACCATAGATGGAAATAGCAACTCACAAACTATTAATGTGTCTGGTGGTGGTTCTAACTCTATTACTGTTGAACAAGGTATTGGGGGTTCAGCTCTAACCGGTAATGCAACAACGCAAAATAATAGTAATGGTTCTGTAAATTTAACTGTTGTTGGTGCAAGTAATACTGTGGCAATTGGTCAAACCAGTTCAGGTTCTTATCAAAATACCACAGTTGTTTCTTTAACTGGTTCTAGTGATAATGTAAACATATTACAAAATGCATCTGCAGGTAACACTACTGTAAACTTGCAATCTGTTGGTAGTAGTAATACATTTACCATACACAGCAACGCACACTAATGAAACATGTTTTATTATGTGTTCTATTGATATCGTTTAATTGTTATGCTGGAATTGGGACAGTCACCGAACAGGTGAATGCTCCCGGTTCTATTGTTCGTTCTAACAAATCAATGCCAGCTGCCAAAGGTACTGGTGTTGAAATGAACGATACCGTCAATACAACCAAAGGTAAAGTTGAAATAACTTTTGCCGATGATACTAAAGTTGAGGTTAACGAAAACTCAAAATTGGTTATTGACGATTTCGTTTATGATGCTAAATCTTCTAAGAATAGTAAATTGGCCATGAAGTTTGCTTCAGGTACAGTTCGTTATGCCTCTGGTGCAATCGCACATAACAATCCCAATGCAGTAGCACTCAATACACCATCAACAACTATTGCTGTTCGTGGTACCGATTTCACAGCAACCGTGGATGAAGGAGGTGCTTCTACTGTTATTCTTTTACCTTCTTGTCCAAAAGTATGGGTTGATATTGAAAGAGATTGTAAAACAGGAGTAATTGATGTTATTAATGATGCTGGTATGGTAACACTCAACAAACCATTTCAAGGCACTAAAGTTGAAAGTCGTAATGTGGCACCAATGAAACCTGTTGTTCTTTCTTTGACTGCTGATACAATTAACAATCTTCTTATTGTTGCTCCACCAAAAGAATTAAATAAAGATAAACTTGAAAATAAAAGTACTATAGTTATTAATTCTGCCAACATGTTAGCAGTTAATTTTTTAAAACAAGATTTTTTAAAGAATGAATTGGCAGACCAAACTCCTTATGGTGATAATCCATTAACCAAACCATTACTTGAACAATACTTCTTGGCCAACATTTTTGATATTTTAGCGCAGCAGTTACAAGAGGAACAAATGGGTTTATTGGCCAATTTATTAACCCCACAAAATACGTTGTTACCGGATTATAAAAAAGAAACTGGTGTAGTAACTTCTATTGGCGTATCTACTGTTGGTTTATGTCGTAATGACGGAAGTAATATGCAATGTGTTACTGTACCAAAGTCAGAAAATGCCACTATATATCAACAACAAGGTTCGGTTGATATTCGTAACAGAGTAAATAGTGGCGGTAACACAATCATAACATTAAAGCAAAATTAATGAAATTTTTAATTATCCTTTTTTTAATATCAGGCCTTGGACAATGTTCATACATCAAAGCCGCAGATAATACCATTGCAATAGACCAAGTTGGTAGTAATAATCAATACACAATTTCACAAGATTATACAGGAAATTCTGTTGATATTTCGATTGGAAAATCATCAGCAAGCGATAATAATGTTATCGGAATTACACAAGGTGGATTTGGTCAACAAACATCAAGTATTAAAATACCTGGTGGCATTAATAATACCGTTTCAATTACTCAAAACGGAGTAGGTAATATGGTTGCAACAGTAGATAATATGAATGGTTCTGCAAACAATATTACTATTAATCAGGGTGGGGCAAGTAACAATACAATGAACATTATTGGTGGTACAGGAACAACAAACAATGCAAATACGATTAATACAACTCAATTCGGAAATGCAGGTGCAGATAAATCCTTCACACTAAATATGAATGGTACAAATGGTGCCAATGTTACAGTACAACAAACGAATCCAACTCAATCAAATACCGGTTCAATGAGTATTCAATGTTACACCAATTGTGGTAGTTATAGTTACATAAGAAACTAATATGAAAATACTGAAGAAATTATTACTCTCTCCATGGACAGCAATATTAACACTCATATTATTGGTATGTATTCGTGTATCAGATCCTTCATTTGTTGAGTCGGTAAGACTTCGTTATTTTGATACTGTTATATCTTCAAAATCTATTACCACATCACAAATAAGTGTTGTGAATATTGATGATTTTACAATAGAAAAAAAAGGTCAATTTCCTTTTCCTAGAGGACAATATGCAAAAATTATTCAAGATTTGTATCAACGTAATGCTGGTCTTGTTGTGTTTAATGTTTTCATGCCTGATAGCGATAGGTTTTTTCAGGATAGTATATTGGCTAACACACTCAGGAAATATCCAGTAGTTTTACCACAAATTGGTTCTACCGATAAACCCAATAAAATAATTCCTTTTAGACCAGGTGTTTCAGTAATCGGAGAAGGCAGTGCAGGCGTTATATATAATTCTATCCAACCTAATGTGAAAGAATTAAATGAGACGGCTGCTGGCATTGGCATTGTTAATACTCTCCCCGAAATTGATGGCGTCACCAGACGAGTGCCTATGGTGGTACAATCCGGTAACGGCTTGCTTTACCCTGCAATCTCTCTTGAATCCCTTCGAGTTGCCTCTGGAGACCCAAGTTTTCAAATCAAACTCGGAGAAACAGGAATACAAGCCCTCAGAATTCCTAAATTTGGAAAAATCACAACCGACCCAATTGGAAGGATATGGGTCGATTGGTCCAGTAAACCCACAGAATATTCCTTCTCCAACTTACCAAAGGATTTTGGAGGTTCCATCGTCATCGTTGGACTCACAGCAAAAGGCCTCAACAATCCGGTTGCAACTTCAGTCGGTGCCGTCTATCCTCATTACCTACAAGCAGCAGTTCTAGACACCTTAATCTCAGGTACAAACATCTCCAGACCAGACTGGTCAGACGGAGCAGAGTTATTATACACAATTGCACTTTGTATAATAGCAATTTTCTTTACAAGGTATACACATGGTTACATCGCAATCATCATTATGGGAATTGCATCCTATGTACTTGGCCATGAATCATTCAATCGATATAATTACTTACTTGATGTTACTTTCCCACTTCTCACCATTACTCTTGTTTTCGCACATGGCTACGTTATCAAATTCCTGTCGGAATTAAAACAAAAACTCCAAATTAAAAAACAATTTGGAACATATTTAAGTCCCGCTTTAGTAGAAAAACTCCAAAAAAATCCAGAATTGTTGGTTCTTGGTGGAGAATCCAGAGAACTTTCTATTATGTTTACTGATGTTCGTGGTTTCACAACAATTTCAGAACATTATGGTAAAGATGTGCAAGGTTTAACTAAGATTATGAATCGTTATATGACTGCAATGACCGCAAAGATTATTGAAAATAACGGCACTCTGGATAAGTACATTGGAGATGCTCAGATGGCATTTTGGAACGCACCTCTAGATGAACCTAATCATGCTAAGATGGCTGTGAAAACTGCAATACAAATGATGGAGAATTTAGATGAATTCAATAATGAAATTACTAAAGAGGGCATCCCAGCTTTTGGCATGGGTCTTGGCATTAATACTGGTACCGTTGTTGTTGGCAATATGGGTAGTAGCCAGCGTTTCGATTATACTTGTCTTGGAGATTCTGTTAATCTTGCATCCCGGCTTGAAGGTCAAAGTAAACCGTATGGTGTCAGAATGGTCCTCGGACCTGATACAGCTCTTCAAGTAAAAGATGAATATCCTGTTATTGAGTTAGATTGTATTGCTGTTAAAGGTAAAAAAGAAGGTGTGAAAATATTTACACTAGGCAAATCTAACTGGAAACATGAAGATTACCTTGATGCTTATTACACAGGTGATTGGGATAAAGCGATAGGTCATTGTAAGACCTTGATTGAAGAAGGTGGAGAGTTAAAACAATACTACGAAAATATGTTGGAAAGACTACAAGAAGGAGTTCCATCCGATTGGGATGGAACCTATAGAGCAACTTCTAAGTAATTAAGCGTAAGTATCAGCTTCTACGGCACCAGCAGAATGAATTATTTCACCATCAAGGTCATAAACCTTAACAGTATGTGAATTTAAACTGTTGGCAAAACCAATAGCATCTAATGAAGATGTAAAGATATTTTCTAGTGTTAATAGTTCGCCATTATACCAATGTTGGCTAACTACTTTGTGGTGGTGATGCTTGCTCATTTTTTCTCCTAAAGAAAGTATTTTGTCCAGATTTTTCTGGTATTATTTGTATATTTTTTCAAATTTCGTTGATTCAAAAAAACACTTAATCTAGGGTATTTATAAGCCCTCAAAAGTGCCTCACAAATATCTTCACTATCTGTACAATCCGCATTGATAAATGAGGTTGACCATGGAATTTCAGTACTTCCAATCAAAGGAACACCTTGAGAAGTTAGGTCAGCACCCACAATGTTAAAAGTTTCTGAGAAATTACATTGCATACCAATGTCCATTTGAGAACACAACTGTAAAAATTCTTCTCTAGGAGTCCATTGATGATTGATTAATGTATGGCCTCTTCCATAGATTTGCTGAAATAATCCTTTGAGATTATTGATATTGGCATTACCATTCATTTCAATACGACCAGCATTTACATGGAATCGTAATTTCTTTCCAACTCTTTCAGCAAATTCAATAGCAGCAAATGCTTGCACTAAATGATTTTTTAATGGACGAATTGCACCAAAACAAGATACATCAACCCATTCTTTATCTTTGTTGAATTGTTTTGTTTTGTATTCTTGTGGATAAAAATTAGGTAAATAAATTACTTTATCTGTACCCAAATAGAGTTGAATTTCTCTCAACATTCTAGGTGCATTACAAGCAATCTTAACATTCTTAAATGTTCTATAATCGCCTAGCCAATCCATGGCCATTCCTTCTCCTGCCATAAAAGGCATTTCAGAATGTAAACGAACAATCCATTGAACACTTGGATGTAACTTTTGAAGAATGGAGAATTTAGTAGGAACAACCCATAGTGCCTCAATGATTACATGAGTGGGTTTGTGTTTAGATACAAGTCTATCGATACAATTGTTATCAACAGCAACTTCAAGAACAGAATTAAATCCTGCTTCAACCAACATATCATTCATAAATTTGGCAGAGTTATATAAACCTGTACTCAAACCAATGTGTGAATGTACTTTAGCGTTGTAATCTTCTCTGCGTTTTAGTATGAATAATATTTTGGACATAACGAACCATTATAAGTTTTTTGGATTAAAATTTTATTTATGCCATCATATTATTTCGGTTTTGTTACCGACCACGACCTGCTTTACGCATTACAGTATTTTTGGGAACAAATTTTTGAGTTTGTTTTGGTGCTGGCTTTTGTGTTTGTGGCTTAATTGGTGTTGCAGGCTTTTTAGTTTCACTCATAATATCTCCTTGTTGGTTGCGGATCCTGGAGTTGCACCAAGAACTAAAGATTATGAGTCTTTTGTGATTCTATTTCACCAATCCGCTGTTATATTTTACTAAATAGATTATGAAGTTAATCATAATACTATAAAGGACTTTAAATGTTAAATTGTGTCATATGTTCAAATAAACTTAAAGGTAAACAAACAAAATTTTGTAGTTTGCCTTGTAAAAATACTTCTACAAACTTGAAAAATCAATCCTATACAAACCAAAGAGAAAGAGGATTAGATGTTAAAACCAAATTAATTAAATTAAAAGGATCTTGTTGTTCAGTATGTGGTTACAATAAAAATTATGCTGGTCTTTGTTTCCATCACCTAAAAGATAAAAATTTTCAAATAGATATGAGAAGATGTTCCAATACAAAATGGGAAATTTTGGTCGAAGAAGTTGAAAAGTGTATGCTACTTTGTCACAACTGCCACATGGAAATTCACTATCCTGTATATTCCATTATATAGACATTATTGAGAATACTGTTTTATGTTTAAGAGAATTCAACCGACCCCTTACGGGATAACCTCGGTATTATATTTCTCTCCTGTGTTCGTCATGCTGTGTCAGCATACAGCGTTTTCAGATACCTGAAGATTACTACCAGGATGATGTCCTTCCCTAACAGTTGGGATTGCTTACTCTTTTGCCCACATTCTCAATAATGGAGCGGGATATTGGAATTGAACCAATGACGAAAGGTTGGAAACCTTTAGTTTTACCACTAAACTAATCCCGCAAAAACTGGAGCGGTGGTCTGCTTTGCTCAGATAATCTAAGAGGGTATCTCAAATCGTGCTATCACACACCGCATATTCAATACTATAACATTACTTATACACAAAGTCAATAACTTTATGTGGTAAATTTGGTGCCCCAGCACAGAATCGAACTGCGAATTGATGATTACAAATCAACTGTTATACCATTTAACTACAAGGGCATTGGTGGAGATTCTTGGGATCGAACCAGTCGTGCCATAGGCGGCGGATTTACAGTCCACTGCATCACCATTGATGCTTCTTCCCCATAACTATTGGCTGTGTTCTTAGGAATCGAACCTAACTCATTCTCCGTTAACAGCGGAGCGCATACGCCTTGCTTGCTCGAACACAACAGTAAAACTTAATTGGCGGTCCCAGGGAGGATCGAACTCCCATATCCGGATAGACAGTCCAGCATAATAACCACTATATGATGGGACCAATATTGAAGTGCTTTGTAGCTTCCCTTCCTGCCAGCCGAATTGCTAAAATCTCTGGCGTGTTTTCTTGATTCTCAAAAACTAGTCAAGCTAATTTCTTCAATCAGTATGAGCAAAACACTTCAATATTGGTACTGCTACGGGGAATCGAACCCCGATTTAGAGGATGAAAACCTCTTGACCTAACCGTTAGTCGATAGCAGTATTGATACTACTTAATTTTTAAAGAACTCTACAACAGAACAACTATTATACATGAACCACCGAACAACACAAGCACTATTTTTATAGTGTTGTTTTGGTACAACACAACTTGGAACACAGAGAGGGATTCGAACCCCCGATTGTAGAGATTTGCAGTCACTTGCCTTGGTCCACTCGGCCATCTGTGCATTGGCGGAAGATAATAAGACTCGAACTTATACTAGGTGAGTCAAAGTCACCTGTGCTGCCATTACACTATATCTCAATAGTACTACACAAATTTTAAAAGAGCGTTACTAGACTGAAATTTTGTTGTCTAGTAATTTACAACCGTGGAAAACAAAAAACCCTAGTTGTTTAGACTAGGGTTCGTATGTGAGAGAAATTACTTTTGTTCTATACACGAACCCCAGGAGCATGGTCTGAGCCAATCGCTGTCCAATTGCTTGGTGTGCGATACTCTGACTGCATGGATAAAGGTTTCGTTACAAACAACATTTTATTTCTTTCTAAATTTATTTAACTAATACGACCATGTTACATTATATATGCTCGTTTGTCAAGCATTTTATGGTAATCATGAAAAATATTTTTACTAACTCAATCAAAGATACCATTATACAGGTATTTTACAACTTGTCAACCATGGTGTTGTACCAAAACAACACCGTTTGGTTTAAGTCCACACACGGAAGTTTTCATACTTACATGGATTGGATTTATCAAACTCACGATAGAATAGTGAATTCTTGTCCTGTGATGGTGTCCATGTAGAATAGACTGTCACTAAAGGTTCCCAATACATATCACCAATTGCCAAAATTTCTTCAAATGGTAACATTTCAGGTTCAATATATCCTTCTCTTGGGTGATTAATCATCCAAACGATGGCACCTAACATGGAACCAGCAACTTGTATTGATGTAGCATTTTCACCTTCAACAAGTTTACGAGCACCATGAATATCTAATTGTGACCCATGCCAGAAACAGAATCCATCACCAATCAACAATACACCGAGTTCATCCATACCCGAAACAATTTCATCTTTTAAAATACGATGGTCTCTTTGTAAGTCTAATTCGTTACCACGCATCTCATGTAAAGAAGCAAGAGCTGCATCACATGGTTGATAAACATAATAAACGGATGGTCTAAATGATTTGTCTTTTGTTTCAAAATATTGGCTTAGTGTAACAGACTCAGAGTGCTGAATACAATAACCATTATATTGTCCACCATCAGGTACCCATGAACGCATTAGTGTTGTACAACCAGGTTGCATTAAGTATGCTACATTACCCTGTGAACGACCACCTTCTGGATGTTTATCTTCGTGTGTACCCCAACCCATCTCTGTAGGTGCACGACCTTCTGCCCAAAAACCTTCACATGACCAAGTATTAGTAAATTCATTTTTGGTTTTTGGCTCATCAATAACTTGTTGGTCACGTTCAGCAATATGAATCACTTTAACACCAAGTGATTTCATCAACTGAGCCCATTCTTCTTTTGTTTTTGGTGTTGTAACTTTTTTGCCTTGTTTCTTGGCAAGTTGAAGTAAAGCACGTTTGGTCAAATGAGTAACATAACCAGGATTTGCACCATGAGTTACACAGCAAGTAGGTGCATCATGTAAATATTTGTCCATTGCTTCACGAACAACTTTATGTGTGTGAAACAAAGTTCTATCAGCAGTATTAGGAATGGTTTCATCAGGATCATGTTCCCAACGCTCAAGTGATGTATCAATTTCCATCACTCCGTTTTCCATACACCATTCTAAAAGTGTTTGTGCTTCGATGTTTAATGAAGCATTGATAATCATATCACCTTCACCAACATATTTGGCTAACTCTTTTTTGTAATTACTTGGTTTGATTTCTTGGCGCACATAGTTTACACCAGAACCAGCATGACGGCGCAAGAACAATGCTCTATGGTCATCACGTTCCAATACTGTAATGTTCTTTGGTTCTACAACTAGGTGGCGGAGAATGATAGGAAGAATTGACTGTCCGACAGAACCATATCCAATGATAAGAATCTTACCATCAAATTGTGCATACTTTTCATATTTGGTTTTATCGAATTCTTTAAATGGTTGTATAGGCATAGTAACTCGTCTAAAAAATTAATTTATAGAGTTATTTATGCTATCCTATTTCCATCCTAAAGGTTTTGGAATAATTGGATCTTCAGGATTGCTTACTCCTTCAAATACTTCCCAAAGTTTTTCTTTGATGGCGAATTGAGCAAATAACCCTATTTCTGTGCCAAAGGCTTCTATTTCCCACGGCTGAACCCAATAATCAATATTATCAGAATCAACTCTCATGCCTTTCCAACGAGTTAATGTTTCATTAGTTTCATTGTAGGCAAATTGTTTGATGTGGGTCATTTCGTGGGCAAGAGCTTTTAATATTTCTTTTGCTGAAATGTTTGGATTTAACTCAATCTCAAATTCTCTTGCTTTACGACTTTCATTATACTCCAGAATGGAAGCATAACCATAAACATCTATTTTTGAATAAAATTTAATTTTAATATAGATGTTTTCTAACATCTTAGGCGTCATGAGTTGTTCGGCATAGAATACTGCCGCTCTTTTGACGTAAGGTCGGAATAGTTTTTTATCGGGACAACCAACTATACTCAGCTGCATTTGGGTTTCTCCTTAGTAAATTGACCCAATACAACACTATTTATGACCTTACTTCATTTCACCTGGTGAAACGACTTCAACTTCAATACCACATTTCTCAAGAAAATCAATACCTTGTGTATCTCGGTATGAGTTTCGGTAATAAACTTTTTTTACTCCAACGGTATATACTTGTTTGGCACAATCTATACAAGGAGCATGGGTCAGGAACATCGTGGAACCATCTCCAGACTCACTACTTTTGGCCAGCTTGGCGATGGCATTGGCCTCTGCATGAATCACCTCAGGTTTGGTTTTAGATTTAAACCAGTCTCCTTTATCAGTTTTGGTATATCCTAAACCAACCATGTCGGTACCTAGAACATCATCACCCAAAACAAAAAAGGTATTTTCACACTCATTTGTCCAACCGGAAGGCATACCATTGTAACCAATACTGATAATTCGGTCATCTTTTACCACGATGGCGCCTACTTGAAGTCTTTTGGCTGATGATAGTTTTGCAAATCTTTCAGCCACATCCATGTAGGCAAGAATAAACTTATTCTTCATTATAAAACGTAATAATCTTCTTTACCTACACCACATTCAGGACATTGAAAGTCCTCAGATAATTCTTCCCATTTACCTTCTGTAGATTCATCGTGTACATGGCCACAAACTACACAAATATGTTGTTCTTTTTCCATTATAGATTCTCCAATTTTTGTTTATAAGCTTCTGCATGACGTTTTTCTACTTTAGCCAAAGCAGCAAAACGTTTTTCAGCTTTTGCTAACATTTTTTTAAATTGTTCAGCGTGTTCTTGTGATTCTGCAATTTGTTCATCCATTTCTTCAGCAGCAAGTTGGTTACCTTCTTCAATCGCTTGTTGTTTCATTTCAGGATACATTTCGGTGTATTCGTAAGTTTCACCTTCAATTGCTTGTTCTAAACATTCTTTAGTGGATGGTTTACCAACCAATAATTCCAAATGTCCCCATGCGTGTTTGATTTCTTGGCCAGCAGTTTCTTCAAAGTGTTTTGCTACTTCTTCAAAACCTTCTTCACGAGCAATCTTGGCAAAATAACGATACTTAATGTGTGCGGTAGATTCTCCCGCTAAAGCACCTTGTAAATTTTGTATTGTTGTAAACATAAATTCTCCATAAAAAGTTAATCGTATAATTATCTATATGTAAAAAATTAAAAAATTAGTTATTTAATATATGATATATTCTAATGATTGTTATTGATAAAATCGATTACCATTGGCCATCATCAAACCATACACGAATAGTGATAGGCAACAACTCCAAAATGAAAGCATCTTGTTCCCAAACTTCTTGATTACGATACATTTGGCAGGCAATTCTCCAATGAAATGGATTTAACTTAATGATGATATTACAACCAGAATATTTTAACCAGTTCATGATATTTTTAAAAAGTGTTTTGCAAGTTTATCTTTTAACATAGAAGGCATATCAACATAAGGCCACTCCAAATGAAAAGGACATGGAACACCACCCCATTTATATTCACTTAAAAAAGTTTTCACAATTTTAATATCATCTTTATTACTAGGATCAAACTGACGTTTTTGGTACATACCAAACATTTCCAAACGATTACTCATTTCACAAACTCCAAATTTTCTTTACGCATATAAAAAGTCTGTTGTAGTTTTGATCCATCAGGACGAATACGCACAACAGGAATGAAAGTAACACCGTCAATCTCTTTGGTTTCCCAATTTGACCAGGTGTAATAGATTTCGGAGTTCGTTTTGGAACGAACTTTTTTTATAATGGCTTTTCCGCCAGTATAACCGGGTCTTAGATTTTTTTTCATGATATAATTATAACTCAAAGAAAGGGACCAGTCAAGGCCCCTTATATTATTTACCGTTTGGGTAGTTCAACTGTTCCCATTCTTCATCTGTAACAGGCCACCAGTTCATTTTTTACCCGAACCAGTATTTACAAATGCATACATCTTTTCTGCGGCAGATAGTACCTCATCAAGACCTGGGAATGTTGGCATACCAACTGTGGTAACGATTTGACCAGTTTTTTCATCACGTTTAGCACTCATTTCCCAACCGGCAAACTTAGAGTGATATTCCTCGGTAATAAGACCTCTGGCCATATCGAGGACTTCTGTACGGATTTCATAACCGTTTTTGTTGAATTTAACTTCTGGAAGTTGCGGTTTGATATCTTTCATCATTTTATTTCCTTTGTGTGTGTGTGTTTAAAATGTGACACCTACGGCATCACAAGTATATTTATAACATATTTCTACTACTTTGTCAATAAGCCCCTGTTTTTTTACCAATATTGTATTTCGGGGTTAGTTCCCAATCGTCCTTTTCCTTGTGGGAAAGTATCTTAATCTGCGATAGGAAGATAGGAGGCGGTTCCTCAATTTGTTTAATGTTTACCACTTTTACTAAGCCCCAATCTTGTAATAACTTCACAATAGCATTCCTACGAGATAAATCGTTTTCGGAGATGTCCGTTGGTTTTCCATCCAAAGCAAATAATTCTTTAAAGTGGACAATTGCGTAATGTCCACGTTTATGTAAAATATGACATGATTGGTACAGTATTCTGTCTTTTTTGGATGCCACTCCAATACGGGTAAGAGTTTCACGAACCTTTAAAAAATCATCTTTTTCATCGATTGTCACTTCAACACCATGACCTAAAAAAATATCAAATTCACTCATTTTTTATCCTTATTATTTTTGTGAAATATTCTTTTGTTCAAATTATTTTTCCATGGCAACATTTGTAGATTATTTTTAGAAGCACAATCTTCAACGGATACACCAGAACAAAAACATTCCGAAACACCTTTTATGTGGTCTAATTGATAGCCACCATCAGCACCACATAAAGTCCTTGGGAACTTTTCAGGATTGATTTCATTACTATATTTAGAATATTCCATTTCTGTCAAATAACGGACTTTCCTACAATATTTTTTATACTCATTGGTATTGTAGTTTCGTTTAATATTGAATTTTTTCAACCATCGATTCAATGAAGATATAGTTTTAATCTGTAAGTCTTGAATGATATCTCGGTTACTATAACCCTTATCGATCATTTCTTGTAACTTTTCTTCTTTCAAATCATATTTTCTATTATTACCACCACCTTGTGTTCGCCTCATTAATCCAAAATGGTCTATCCATTTTCTAACTCTTAATTTATTACAACCATAATAATCGCCTAATTCTTGTTGGCTCAAGGTTTCATAAAGTTTAGAAAATTCTTCTTTGTCTGGATATTGATTATATTTAATTTTGTTCGTCATATTTGAGCCTTTAAAGTATACCTATATTTATAATAATTATACTTTATAAAGAACTATTTTTTAACTCCACCCTTCTCTACCTTATTCTTTATTTCCTCCAGTTGTTCAATAGTAAGAATACGAAGTGATTCTTTAGCTTTTTCGTTGGAAAAACCAAAATAAACTTTTACACATTCCAAATCTTTATTAGAA